CAAGAAGTTATAAAGCTATTTAATATGAATAGAAAAAATACTTTGGCTTATATTAAATCAGAAATTTTAAGAGACGCACCAGAGGTACCTACAATGGTTATTAAAGCGTCTGGTAGAAACTATGAAGAGATAACAGAGAAAGACGCTCTCGGAGTATTCATACCACAAGTTGATTTTATTAAAGCAACACCTAGTAGAACATCAAAGCAAAATTGGGAGATAGAATTAAGATCAGGTAAAGATAGATTAATTATGAAGATGTCTATTAGAACAAACAAATCAGGTCATGCAGGTGTTAAAAAATTAGGACAATTTTCTCTTGCAGTAAAATATAATTCGTTAGGAAAATAAATGAAAACATATAAAGAATTAATGGCGTCAACTAAATGTCCACCAGGTACAAGATATGATCCTAAGTTAAAACAATGTGTTGCTAAAAAAATAAGATATAAAGGAAGATATATTTTTGTTCCTAAGAATACAGATGTTGGTAATGGAAATGGTAATGGTAATGGTGGAAATGGTAACGGTGGCAACGGAAACGGAAATGGTGGAAACGGACAATGAAAACTTTATTAGAACAATCTGCAAATAAAAATTTACACTTAGAACATTTAGAAGATCATATATTAAACTTTGGAGTGGACGGCGGTAGAGCGTCATTAAATTTTTTAAGAAGTTTAAGAGATATGTTAGCAGGTAGTGCTAGATCTTCTGTTAACATGACTGTAAAATGGGATGGTGCTCCAGCGATATTTGCAGGCACAGATCCAAGCGATGGCAAATTTTTTGTTGCAAAAAAATCTGTATTTAATGTTAACCCAAAATTATACAAATCAAATAAGGAGATAGATGATGACGTATCTGGCGATCTTAACGCAAAGTTTAAAGTGGCTCTCAAAGAGTTTTCTAAACTTGGGATTAAAGGTGTACTTCAAGGTGATCTCATGTTTACAGATGATCTTGGAAAAGCTACAATTGATGGTAAGAAGTATTATACTTTCCAACCAAATACTATCGTTTATGCTGTTGATATTGATTCTGATCTTGGTCAGAAGATAAAGTCAGCAAAGATAGGAGTTGTTTGGCATACAACATATACAGGAAAAGACTTACCTAGTATGAAAGCAAAGTTTGGTGCTGATGTAAAAGGATTAACTCAAACATCTTCGGTGTGGATGGATGACGCCTCATATAAAGATGTGTCTGGTAGATCTACATTTACACAAAAAGAGACAGACTCAATTACAGCAATATTGTCGGAAGTAGGAAAGACTTTTAGAAGTATAAATGGACCTATGTTAAGGAAGTTTCTTAGACTACAAGAAAGTATGCAAGGAGCCCTTATAGGAGCGTCATATAAGACGTATAACAACACTAAAGTTAGAAGAGGACAGAAGATATCAAATCCTAGAAAACATGCGTCAGAATACTCAAAATACGTAGAACAAGTATTACAAAAACAAGTAGATAAAGTAAAGACTCCTAGTGCAAAACAGAAATATAAGAATATACAGAAACAATATTCACTAGAGTTTAGGAAACATGCAAACAATCTAGCAAATGTCGCAAAGTTTCAAAATCTACTTATTGACGCTAAAATGCAGATAGTCAAAAAACTAAATAGTGTTAAGCAACTTACGGACACATTTATTAAGACTAAAAATGGATTTAAAGTTACAAACCCTGAGGGGTATGTTGCAATTGACAGAGTGTCTGGTAATGCAGTAAAACTAGTTGACCGAATGGAGTTTAGTTTTAATAACTTCACGGCACAAAAAGCATGGGATAAATGATAAGATGGCAATAACATTTACAGATTTAGCAAAGAACTTAGAAGAGTTAAGAGTCGTTAACATGATGCAAAGGCGTAAAATCGCTAGAAGAATGAAACGACTTGCAAAATCATCAGCATTCAGAAAGAAAAAAGAACGTGCTATGTTAAGAATAGCTTCGCCTGCAAAGATTAGAATCAAAGCACAAAAAATGGCGAAGAAAAAAATCGTTAATAAATTTTATCCTAATTACAAACAACTTTCCCCTATGGCAAAAATTAAAATAGATCAAAAGATCGCTGCTAAGTATGGGGGTGCAATATCTAAAATTGCAAAAAGATCTTTAGTAAAAGTAAAGAAAGCAGAATTAGTAAAAGTTAAAAAGGCAAGAGCCGCAAGAGCAAAGAAAAAAGATGAGAAAGCTGGAAAAATTTAGTTTATACGAAGCGCCAAGAGGTGGACCTGATAAAGTAGTATTTACTTTTGGTAGGTTTAATCCACCAACTACAGGTCATGAAAAACTGATTAATAAAGTTAAATCAGTTGCAGGTAGTGGTGACTATAAAATATATCCGTCTCATTCACAAAATCAAAACAAAGATCCTTTACCTCATGCATTAAAAGTAGCATACATGAGAAAGATGTTTCCTAAACATTCAAGAAATATTATTGCAGATAAGAATGCTAGAAATGCTATGGAAATCATGACACAATTATATAATCAAGGTTACTCAGAAGTAATCATGGTTGTAGGTAGTGATAGAGTTAGAGAGTTTGATTCATTAATACAAAAATATAATAATGTACAAGGTAAGAGACATGGATTTTATAACTTTAATAAAATTTCTGTAGTAAGTGCTGGAGATAGAGACCCAGATGCTGAAGGTGTAACAGGTATGTCAGCAAGTAAACTTAGACAGTTAGCAATAGATGGCAAAGTGCAAGAGTTTGAAAGTGGACTACCAAGATCATTTAAAGACGGAAGAAGACTATACAGAGATCTAAGAAGATACATGGGTATACGTGAAGAAAAAGATATGGGTACAATGACTGACTATGAGTCATTAAGAGATCAATATCTAACAGGCAAAATTTGGAATATTGGTGAAACGGTTGTAACTGAGAATGCGACAGGAAAAATAATTCAAAGAGGAACAAATTATTTGGCGTTTGCAGACGAAGATAACAAAGTACATAGAGCATGGTTACATGATATAATAGTAGAGAATGATAAAGTGAGACAAGATACAGATGTCAAAGATAAGAAAGGCACACAACCTGCTAAGTATTATGCTGGCAAAATGGCAAAATCTACAAAAGATAAAAGAGACGCTCACTTTAAGAAAATGACTAAGAGAAGTGATGACGACCCAGACGTTTATAAGAAAGCGCCTGGTGATGATACTGCAAAAACTAAACCTAGTAAACATACTCAAAAATTTAAACAAATGTATGGGGAGAAAAATTTAAAAGGATTTAATCAAATGTATAATACAAAGGGCAAAAATTGGGAAAGATGGTTTAATTATAAAACTAAAACCGAATCCATAGAACATCTAAACGAGAAGATAGATGGTCTAGTTAAGAAGGCAGAAAAATCAGGTATGCCTTATTCAATATTAAAAAAAGTATATGACAGAGGAATGGCTGCATGGAGAACAGGACATAGACCTGGTACAACTCCACAACAATGGGCGTTTGCCAGAGTTAATTCTTTTGTAACTAAATCAAGTGGTACTTGGGGTGGAGCAGATAAAGATCTAGCAAAACAAGTTAGAGGAAAATCTGAATCATATAGTTATCCAAATGAATACGCAGTACATACTAGAGAAGTTACACCAGGTCAAAAAGAAGATAAGAAAAAATATAGAAAAGTAGAAATGGCTCAAGTAACTGAATGGTTTGAATCAGAAGATACTAGAAACAAATATCAAGAAAGATATGGTGACGATTGGTGGTGGAAACTAAATGAGACACATGATCTTATGATAGAGAAAGTTGGAAAAGTAGATCTTAGTAAATCAGACGGAGTAACAAGAGTAAAATCTTTTTCAGGTAAACCTATGATAGACAAAAGACCAAGTGAAACACCACAGGAACCTGCAGAGAAAAAAGAAAGTTTATGGGCAAACATTCATAAGAAAAGACAAAGAATTAAACAAGGTTCTGGTGAGAGAATGAGAAAGAAAGGTGAAAAAGGTGCTCCAACTTCTCAACAAATGAAAAGAGCAAAAGGAGAACAATTATCTTTTGAACAATATCTACAAGCAAATGCTTGGGGTGAGATAACTGAGGACGCAGAGTATCAAGGTAAAAAAGTAAAATTAAATAACCCAACCAGAGGTGATGTAAAAAAATTTAAAGTTTATGTGAAAAACGATAAAGGTAATGTTGT